ACCCAAGATTCAGATGCTGCTACATTCCAAATGGTAGTCTCAAGTGCTAATATGATAGTACCGATGGCGAACCTGACTGACAAAGGAAAACGTATGACCTCACAACTTGTGGTAGCTTGCTCAAATGTGACAAATTTTGCTGCAGGGACAGCTGGCCCCAACACAAATTTGGGAGGCCACATGTGCCCTAGTGCGCTGGACCGAAGACGGCATGTTCTAGCAAATGTATCTGTGAAACCGGAATTTCGGAAAGATGGAAACGATCAAGTTGACCCTGACAAAGTTTACCAAAAGACCGGCAAGAAGTATGATCCAACAGTTCTCGAGTTTACTCTTCTTGATCCCATGACAGGTGAACCCCTAAATGGTGGTCTGAAACTTTCGTTGCATGAATTTCTCCAACATCTGCGCGAGGAACAAACAAAGCGAGAGCAAATCAATGTTTCGTACATGCAGAGAATTGGGAACTTAGCTACGGCGTTAGCTGAAGCGACAGAACCCCTCCCGATTGATAAAATTCTCGAGTTGTATGAAGGCCATGACAGACCCACTGATGACGGAGTTCAAGCTCAAGCTGATGGAGACAATGAATATGAACATGGATTGTTAAACTTCACTGAAGCTCGGCGACTGGTGCGAAAGGCGGCACAAACGACAAAAGAAAAGACGGAAAGTTCATTGCAAGATTTGTTCGATCAAATTAAAGTTGCGAAGAGTGATGTAGAAAGACACATGGAACAGGTGCGGGATTACATCAAGGAATGTTACGACGCGACCCTGGTTGTGCATGAAGACAAGATCGACATATTGAATTCGGCTATTAACTGGGTCGAGAACAATAAATGCATTCTTATCAAGTCAATTCTTTGTGCAGCTATTGTGATGGGTTCTCTAGGCCTAGCGGCTTTTGTTGTTAAGAGACAACAAGCGCATCAAGTGGAAGAGGCTGAGCTGGAGGCTAAAGGCGGAAGTGGCAAGAATGCCAAAGGGAAAGGAAACCAAGACAATGGCTCTGGCCACAAGAAACCAACAGCTACAGAAAAGAAGATTATTGATAAACGTATTTACGATCTTCCCTCCTCGGATGAAGAATCAGATGCTGAAGCTGCTGGATTGTGCCATTATGCTAACGCAGAAGCTGGAATTGAAGATAGTGATGAAGTGCGAATGATGCGGTTCAAGACAAATTTCTCAGCTCAACCGTATGATGGTATTCTGTTTGAACTCCCTAACGAGTATGTGAAACGGACAGACGAACGCAGGGTGCGAGAACTGCGTAACCTCGTTGATTCAGAAATTAAGCCAAACTCGGAAATTTCTTTCTTCATGTTCTCCAAGAATCCACAAGGAAAATGTGAGAGTGAAGGATTGTACGAGTCTCGGCGTAAAGAACTGGATAAACTTGTGTCACGAAGCGATTGGACAGGGACTTTATTTGGAAAGATTGAGAAACCACGATCCCTGGACGGCTTTTCAGTTCTGAAAGTCAAAGTTACGGAGTTCATCAAGAGACACATCGTACGAGCTGAAGGAGGAGACCCATCTTTGAACGATCTGAAGGAGAAATTGAAGACTCATTACGTGATGGTCGGCTGTCAACGAGAAGATGGAAAGTGGCGAACCCTAAATGGCATTATGGTGGGGGGCAATATGATGATGGTGCCCCGCCATCTCTTTTACATCGACCGGGAAGATTTCGAACCATCCATGATCAACCACAAGATTTATGTCAGCTATGTGCGCGGAATGACGACCACGGCGAAACCAAAGGCGCAATACCATGTGAGAGAACAAGATTGTTACATCCCGCAATTTAAACTCAATGGTGTGATGGAATATAGTGATGTGGTATTTATCAGATTAGATGGAGCTCCTACATTCAAAAGTATTGCTCCTCGTTTCCATATGGGAAAAGAGGCTGACGTTACCAACATCGATGGAGATCTGTTAATATATAAAGACAGTGAATGGATCAATCACGTTATGTTGGTTTTGAAAATGGAACGTCCCTTGTACTATGAGAAACGAGTGTACCGGATGATTGACGGCTACTATTACTCAGCTAATACGACACCTGGTTCATGTGGAGGCTTACTGTTGCGATCTAATTGCCCGACAAGTAGAAACATACTTGGTATTCACGTTGCTGGTAAAGATCGCGTTGGTTTTGCCTTACCTGTGAATCAAGAACTAGTTGAGTTGGCTTTCAAGAAGCTTAACATCTTTGGACAGAATGGAAATGGTATGGAAGGAATCCGTGTCGAAGGGTGCTCTCTCCCTCCGGCAGGAAACCTTATGGTGCTTGGGCGGGTTGACGATGGTTTGGAACACCACAGCCCACCCCATTCAGCTCTGCGTCCCACCCCTTTTAGTGGAGTGTTGGCGGAGCCCAAGAAAGCACCTCCTGTGTTAACATCACATGATCCTAGATGTGAAGAGCCTGGTAGCCCGTTGTTGCGTGGAGTGAATAAGTATGGAACCTACACAAAGGCTTTTGATGCGAACGTTTTGGATGTAGTTGAAGATTGGATGATTGAGAACATCTCGAAGAAGTTACGAAAACTGGAACACGATGCTGGACGAAGACCAAGGTTGCTAACAGAACACGAATCGATCAATGGTGTGGACAACTTTGATTCAATGCTACCCATCCGAATGGACACTTCTGCTGGCTACCCACTGTGGAAAGACGTGAAACCCCAAGATCCAAAAGGGCGATTGAAGTTCTTTAAACTAAATGATGACGAGTCTTATGAGATAGAGTCACCGAAGCTTCGCAAAATGATTGATGAACGATACCAGTATCTGGAACGGCGCGAAGTTTACCCGACAGTTTTCATTGATTCGTTGAAAGATGAGAAGCTGAAACTGAAGAAGATCAGAGAAGGGAACACACGAATTTTCTCAATGGGACCCCTGGACAAACTGTTAGTGGACAGAATCTACAACGGATGGTTTAATGCGGCATTTGTTGAGCATTTCGAACATCTTCCACACACGGTCGGTATCAATTGCTATAGTAGCCAGTGGTCGGACATGGCGATGGAGCTGACGAGAGTTGGTGATTATGGATTTTCCGGTGATTTCAAGAAGTGGGACGGTTCACTGCGGCCTGACATGGTGTTTCGGTTAGCAAAGATAATCACAGCGTTTTATGGAGATGAACATCTGGTGGAACGACAGATCTTGAGACAAGAAGCGATGACATCAATTCATTTGGCGTATGACACAGTGTATCAAACTCTCCAAGGAAACCCCTCGGGCACAACTGATACAATCATTCTTAACTCACTGGTCCATATTATGATGATTTTGTACGCGATGATTACCTTGGCCCCGGAAGGATTTCGATCCTTAACAACTCTGAACAATATGGTCAAGTTTAAAGTAAATGGCGATGACAATATCATCTTTGTGTGTCCTGAGTTACATGATTACATCAACTTACCCCGAATGGCGGATTTGTATGCAACATTTGGTTTAACATATCTGGATCCTGAGGCCGATGGCGGCGAATTTCGCTTTCGATCTATTACACAAGTTAAGTATCTGAAGAATGGATTTCGGAAAATTGATAATTTTACTTACTACGCTACCCTGGAATGGGACACTATAGTGGAAATTCCGCTCTGGCGCACAAAAGGTGTATCTGTAGAGACGGCACTTGTACAAAACACAGATATATCTCTGCAAAGAGCGTACTTCTATGGTGAAAGGAGGTTTAAAATATTTCGTAACGCAATATTACAAGCGCAGAAAGA